GCCTACGTCGCCTTGAATAGTTGCCGTAGTGCTAAACGCTGGACTCTTAGCGAAGGTATAGCCGTATGGATAAGTCCAGATAGCCTCGGTGTCCGGGTCGGCGGCAAAATACATAAGGTTGTCGCTTGTGCCGTTCATAATGTTTGAAACATTTATAGATAGCGATGTGTCCGTCTTGAGGTCTTTTACGTCTATAACTGTATCCGCCCATGCCGTTACAACTCCGGCGTTCACCGTTGGTGTTAAGAGATGCGGCTTTTCCAGGCCGTCTGCGTAGCGTACTTCGTTTAAGTTTTGGCTGAAGCGTACCTTTTTTACTCCGGTTGGGAGGGTGCGGATAGCTGCGACCGTTCCGGACGAGTTTTGCCAGTATAATACTTCGTTAAAAGTAAAGAGTACCGACCTATCGCCGTCTATGTTAGCCTCGAATACGTTTGTAATCGTTCCAGGCGTTGCTGTATCGACTTCGCACATAATAACGCCGCCTTCGGCCGTTCCGACGATAACGTCTGATATAGAGCCTGTTTGTACTCCGACGTATACTTCTAGCTGTTCGCCGTCGAATAGGCTAGGGGTGTTTGTAAAGATAACTTCGTACTCGGCTAGAGTGTCTGTTAAGTCTGCGTAATTTACGCAAGAGGCGGTTATATATTCTCCGTTTGCCGATAGCACAATTTTAGGTACGACGTAGTTATTTGATGCTTTTGCTAGATATAGTTTTACCGAATAGATAGGGGTATCTTCGGTCGCGGTATAGGTGTAGTTTTTTGCTTCTTCTGCCGGGGTTGCCGTTGGGTTTGCTGCCATGTTGGAGCTTAAAACGGCTTTACCGATAGGGTCTGATAGCTTTTTGTAGCCCAGGCGCGTGCCGTACTCGCCTACGCGGTCGAAACGTGCGTCCTGAGCTAATCTAAGCTCGTCTAAGCCCATTGTATCGTTTGGCTTATATGTGTATATGCCTTTTGCGAAATTCGTCGTCATAGGCGAAGATTTGCGCGTTGTAATGTTAGGTATATTTTTTTGCTTGCTAAAGTTTGAGTAAGACATTTTACTTTACCTCGCTTTTCTTTTTCTTATCGTCGCTTTGAGTAGCCGCCATAATCGCTCCGCCTCCGAGCAGAGCCGTAATTGCCGGAAGGGCTACGCCTTTTTTAGATAGAGTTCGTAGTTTCTTGAAGAACTTGTCGAAGGCCGGGTTTATCTCCTCGCCGTACTCGTTTTTGCGCGGGCCATCTACGGTTCTATTCGTATAGCCCTTGTTGTCTAGGTATTGCTGCATCATGCGTGATTCTTGCTCTATGTTGCTTGCCCAGTACTTGCCGCCCAAGTTGTCTTTGTAATACTTCCCATATCTTTCGTCTATAGTAGCTTGGTCGTGGAGATAAGGTTTCAAGTCTTTAGATAGTTCGTTATAGGCATCGAGGACTCTCTTATCATAGCGGCCTTGCGGAGCCTCAAACTGGAAGGAGTGTAGCCTCTCGTGCGCTAGCGTACTTACCGCGTTTTCTTTATTGAGTAGAGGGTCTACGGTTAATGCATATTCGCTAGGCATATATTCTCCGTCAGCATTTAGATCTTCGGACCATATGTTGTTTCTTTTAATTGTGTTGCTTCTACCAATTCCTAATCTATCGCTAAACTCTGCGTCAGCTTCGCTAGCTGCGTTGTTGGCGAACATTTCTTTGCCTTCTCCGTCAGGCATATAGTGGCTCAAGTACCTGCGGTTATCGTCTGTGGCATAGTAGTCCATCGAGTTTATTGCGGTATCTATAGCGTTCTTTTGAGCTTGCGGCAAGTCCATATTCTGTATATCGTTGACGGCTTTTCGTTTAGCCTCATATATAGCTATATTTTTTAGCTCTTTTTTATATTCGTCTGCGTCCATATAGCTCTTTTTGTACTCGAACTGGTTTTGCCAGCCTTTCTTTTTGCCGGGAGATGTTTGTATATCAAGGATATATTTTTCGTACTGCTCTGGAGTAATTTTGCTAAAATCGCCATTCTCATAGCCGAACTTTTTCGTAATATCGTCTACATACTTTTCGTCCAGAATATCTCGAAGCTCTTTCCAGCCTTTAGGCAGCGTTGATTCGTCTACCGGCGCTACATTATCGCTGCCTATTCTCTTTACACCGTTGGTAATTTTAGCTTTCTTATTAGAGCCTGGTAGAGCAACCGAGCGCATAATATCCGCGTCGGCCGTTGGCTTGAGGTTGTTTACGTCTTTTAGCTGGTTGCCGCTAAATACTGCGTACGAAGATATAGGGGTGTTGTCTGTGCTGCCGTCTACTAGGCCGCTCTTTCGGCCTTCCACGAACTCTACTGCGTCATATCCCTTGCCTTGTAGCGCCTGGCGCTCTGCTGCGGCCATCTCGAAGGGGTTTTCGTCTACTGACATATCCATATATGCGTCGTAAAGTGACTGGCCGCTTTCGTCTGCCCACTCTTTAATCGCTGCTAGGGCCTCTGGGTTGTCGGTTTCCTTGTAGTAATTCTTTACGATATTATCAAGCTCGTCGCCGCTGTACTTATACGCCGCTTCGTATGGGTGCGTGATAGGCTTTTTTGCGTTTGCGTAAAGCTCCATCGTGTAACCCTCGTCTGTATTGCCGTCAATATTGCGGAATCTGCGGCTAAAATCTTCGTCGGACGTTACAAAATGCCCGAAGGCTGTATTATCGTACGCTGTATTTGAGCCTAGCTTGCTGTCGTCAAAAGTAGTGAACTTGTTAGGGCTAGAGTGGTATACTCGCATAAGTTTGCCGTTTCCGTCGCGTAGTTGGCTATCCTTGAAGAACTCCTCCTGCTCCGGCGATAGCATAAGGTCTGCGACGGTCTTTTGCTTCGGCTCGTTCATGAGGTCGGCTACGGTTTTAGGCTTAACCTTCGAGTAGGTAAGCTCTTGGCGTAGCGGATCATTTACGTTTAGTAGGTATTCTTTGCCGTCAATAAAGCGCTCGCCATCAAAGGACTTCATACCGGCTTTTTTGTCGGTTTTAACTACCGGCATACGCTCGCCGTCCGGCGTTACAGTCTGCGTGGCTATTCTGCTGTTTGGAACGTCTACTGTATATACATTGCCGTTTGGCCCTGCGTATTCTCTAGCTAAGTCGTAAGTATCGGACCAGCTCTCATACCCGTAGCCATTGTCGCTAACTTGCGGCACATATTTAGGGTCGAACTCGTTTTCTAGACCTCTATATAGCCTCGTATAGCCTTCTGGAGCTTGCGTTGCGTCCAGCATAACTTCTTCGCCTATTCTCGGCGCGTATTGCGCTTCTGGAGCTTTATATTCGCGCTTGTTGGCTCGTTTGGCCGCCATCGCGGCATTATACTCGTCTACTGTATCGTAGCCGCTCCTGTAAGCTTTTATCGCGTCGTTTAGCTCTAGTTTTCTAGCTCGTTTTGCCACATATTCTGGGTCGTCGCTGAAAAGTGGTACTGGCCCTAGCTCGTCTATCTGCGCTTGTGCGTTTTCGATGCGCGCCTGTCGTTCTGCGTCGGTAAGTTTAGCGTCCATTTTATGCGCTGGCTTAATAAGCTCTCTAGCTAGTCCAGTAGTACCGCCTACGAGCGCGCCAGTTTGTGCGCCGTATAGGCCGGCGTTTATCATATCCTGTACGCTGCCGCCTTCAATTCCGGTATAGCCTGCGTTTGCGATGCCGCCACCTAAAGCACCAGAAACAGCGCCTCTAGTGAGGCCGTTAGATAGTAGTTTATTGCCACTTTTGCCTAGAGCTTGCCCTGCGTAACCGCTCGCTAGGCCCGATGCCGCGCCTACTCCTGCGCGTTGTGCAGCTTTCCCCCAGTCGGCGTTCTCTCCGGCCATTTTAAGCTCGTCAGAAATACCACCGATAGCGCCCTGTAGGCCGTTAAAGAGTGGGTTTGCCGTTACGGCTTGTGCGCCTGGGATAACGTCTGCGACTGTTGAAACGCCATTTAAGGCCGTTCCTAGGCCTTTTGCGGCCGCATCTTTAGTCGAGTCGGTATTATATAGCCATTTTCTAAAATCGTCCTGATTTTTCGTCGTAGCGCGGCCGGACTGTATACTTGCGATAGCATCTCCGATAGCCGCTCCTCCTGTGCCGAACATATCTACAAGGCCCGTTCCGAAGTCCTTAAAGCCTTGTACCATTCCGCCTAGGATAGAGGATAAGTCAGCCATAGTTTAGTACCTCGTTTTTTGAAATACTGGTAGTTTTGCTCTGTTTTCGCCTTCTTGCTGGCGTGGGCAGTAGCGCTCCTTCATATTCGTAATGAGTTCTTCTTTTTTATTCTCGTAAATCTGCGCGTAGTCGAAGTTGTCGCGTAGTTGTTCTGCGCGTGCTAGAGCGCCTAGGAGCAGCGCTTCGCCGTATTCGTAAGGGATAACCGGCTTATCAGTTGGCTGTACAAGCATTTTAGGCCTTGCGAGGTAGTAGAGGTCGAGAGTGTAAAACTTTTCGTCGCCGTCCTCGTCGAGTTCGCCCTCAATATCTGGCAAGCTATAGTAAAGCTGGTTTCCGAAGATCGTATAAGTATAGTTCTTTACGCTGGCGTTCTTGCCGGTATCAAAGAATTGACGGCTAGGGATATACCTTAGAGCGTGCTTGTTGTGGTCTTTAGTAGCAGTAAGATGTATTAGCGTCTGATAGTCCGGAGGCAAAAACATAGGGCCGCCGTCCTGCGTAGACGCGCGGTATGCCTTCTCTAAGAATTGGTATGCTGTATCGCCTAGGATATCAAAATAAGCATCATTTATGAATTGCTGTATATCTGTGTCTGAGTACTGGGCATCTTTTAGCCGAGCTTTAATGCGGTCGGTAAGGCCGCTAAGGTTGTAGTTTGCGTCCATTTAATATGTACGCGCACCGCCATTGACTATATTATACCACAAAAGATAGCCTCTATTCTTCGGTAATAGGTTCGCCGTTTTCGTCAATACCTAGTACAATAATAGGCTTGCCATCTTTGCCGATTATGTTACAGATAAGCACGAGTTCTTCGTCGTTTTCCATAACCTTATTATATCAAAAAATACCCCCCTTATGCGCACTAGGGAGGGTATTTTAGTTCGCGTTTAGCGATATTAGCTCAAAGAGCCGGTACCGATAGCAGCGACAGCTTTCTTCTTGCCGTTCAAAACGAAGGAATCGAAGATAAAGCGGCCGAGCAAGATAGTACCGTCGACAAGCTCGGAATCAGTAATGATGCGAGTGTTCATGATTTGCTTAGCACCCAAGAGAGCGTCGCGATGAATCATGATAGCCGAAGTGTTGCTTGGGAAGTAGCTAGTAGGAACTTTAACTACTGGAACACCGTCGAGGTCGCCGACAAAGCCGCGGCCGAGGAGCTTATCGTTGTAGCCGGAAGCTTCAACGGTAGTGGTGATTTGCTTCTTGATAGCGTTGTAGAAAGCTGGGGTAACCCAGAGGACGCGGCCTGCGATAGGAGCTTTAGCTTCGTCGAGGGCAGCGCTCATCTTGAGGACGTCGCCGTAGCCATCGTTAGCGGTTGGTGCATAGTACTGGGAAGCAGCAGCAGCGCCGATACCAGCCTTGAGGAGGCGGTTAGCGTCGATCATAGGGATAACCTGTTCTTCCATCTCTGCGCGCATGACTTCGCCTGCCTTCTTGGCAAGAGCGCCCTGCTCGTTGTTGCCGCGGTCGATAACGATCTTGAAGGACTTGTCGTTGCCGAGCTGGTAGCTAGTAACTACGTCCTGAAGCTCGTTGTTGCCACCGAAGCGGTCGCCGGTATTAGTGCGGCTGTAATCGCTTGGAGCGACGGTAGTAACGGTATAGACATTAACAGTCTTTACGCCGTCAAAGTTATATTTACGGTTGACATAGCGGTCAGTATAAGAACCGGCGGTAAACACCTGGTCTAGCTGAGAGCTATACTTAGAGGCCAAATTAACTGCCATTTTTGATATTCTCCATAAAGATTAAAAGTGTAAGTTAGTTGCCTAACAGAGCGGCACTAAAAGGGTCGTCTGCTTCAGCATTGCCGAATTGCGTCGAGTCCGTAGCGTTTGAGCTAGGGCGCTTCGCAGCTTGGCGCGCTTCCATCTCTTTTTGAACTTCCTTGCGGAGATTCTCTTTAAGGGAATCGACTTCTACTTTACCTGCGCCAGAGAGCGCGTATACGTCGTCTAGGGAAAGTACACCGTTTAATACGAGCATACCTTTTGTAATAGGTTGTCCGGTCTGAGGGTTTACTTGAACGTTGCCGTTAGCGTCAGTAATCGGAGTTTGTACGAACTCTATCATTTTCTGTTCGTCCTCCGCCGACAGGTTGCGGCCTGCCTTCCATTTTTCTACGCTCATTTCTGTACGCATCGCGCGAACTTCGCTTAATGCCTCTTGATCTGGTCGTATCTCTGGAATGCGCGACTGGGCTAATTGCCGTTCTAGTTGCGCCTTCTCTTGCGACTTGTTGTAAAAGCCTTTTTCGACATTCTGGTACATTTCAGCGATTTTACGGACCGCGTCCGGATCGTCTGGTTTAATACCTTTTTTCGCTAAAAACTCGTCTATCGCATCGCCAGTTTGCGCTTTATCTTCAGTAGCGGCTGGCTCGTCGTTAGCTTCATTTTCGCTAGTCGTTTGCTCATTGGTTGCCTCTACTGCCGAGCTGCCCATATCGTCCGCTTGTTCGGTCGTAGTGTCATTAGCTACTGGCTCTACGTCCGAGGCTTCAAAGAGGGGAGCTTCGTTTACAGTTTGTTCGTCCATTGAACGCTCCTTATATTGTTAGATGGTTGCTCTGGTAGCTATCTGCTACCAGCAGCTCGGCTCTACTAGCATTTTGGCGATGCGCCGGCCCATTGCCGGATTTTGAGTAATAGTTTTACTCCAGTAGTAGCCGAGTTGTTGGCTCGCTATTTTACCTCTGTTAAAGTGCTTGGTCGTTAGTTGGTTAGTGCGGTTATGTACTGTAGTATTTCGTCTATCCCGGCGGCCTCGTGCATTTTGGCCGCTATCTGTTCGTTGTCTTTTAAGGTTAGTGCTTGGTCGATTTTCGCTTGCTTTAGGTCTTTTATAATCTGTAGTGATTCTTGGCCTAATTCTTGCGCCCAGTAGCGCTTAAAGTTGCGCCGGTGGGTATCCGTCCATTTGTCCATTTTGCTCGACTCCCATATCTTGCGCTATCGTTTCTTGATTCGCTAAGTCTTGCATTTCAGGGTTGATATTTTCCTCGGCCGGAGCAGCTCCCATAACAGGCGCTTGCTCGGCAGGCGTGATAATACGTTTAATTTCTTCGCTTGTAAGTTCCGGCATCATCTTCTTATACATAATCTCTTTTGCCGCCATGAGATTATTGGTAGGGTCTGCGATAATCATTTGATAGGACTGCGTGTAGGCCTCTTGCTTTTCGGCCTGTTCTAGGCGGTGTTCTACGTCTAGGGTTACCATAGGGGTATAATCGCCCATAAAGCGCGACATATCTACCTCTTGCCACTCTACGCCAGCATCGCCGATAGTTCGCACCATGTAATTATCGTCTGCGTAGAGCTGTAATAGCTTAAAGCAGATTTTCGCCTCTTGGAAGAAGAACCCGTCCGCAAGGTTTCTAGCTTTTTCTTGAATTCGTATATCGGCTTGTGCGAGAGTGGCCTTAATCTCAGTTGCGGTCATACTGTCGGTAGAGGTTATACCTTTACTAACTTCTGATACGCTCGCAGATTCTCTAATCTCTGATTTTATGTTGTTGCGCTCTGCGAAGGCGTTAGTAGGGATATTCGGGGCTGGCAGCCAGGTAGCTGCGCCGGCTGGGAGTGGATATACCTTGCCTGGAGCTGGGCTTAGATCGTCGATTTTACCAGCGTAGCGAGGGTCAATTTGCCTCTCTGGGAATAGCTGGTACATGATAGCTTCTACGTTAAGCTCTGTCATCGTGTTTAGCAGCTCTTGCTCGTCTGCGATAATGTCTACGTCGCTTGAGCCGTAAACGAGTGATACGTCCTGATATTCGCAGCCATGAGCGAAAGGAAGGAGGCGTGCGTTCTTAGAGTTGAACTTCTCGTCGAACTCGCCGATGTCGATGCCGTCTGATTCGAGTACGAGAGCGCGCTGTAATTCGTGTTCTAGCTTGCGCTGCTCGAACTTGGAGCGCATAAGGGCATAATGTGGGTTTTCGCGTTCTTCAATAAGGATAGAGCGGTTAGCGATAACAGCTACGCGTTCTGGAGTCCAGATTTCGATAAGCTCGACCATATCTGCGTCGCCTGGAGCGGTAGCGCCGAGTGCCTGGTCTTTCTTTACCTTGTCAGATTCGCTGTCGACCGTTCCGCCACCTTCTGCGCCTTCGCCGGAAGTAATCTCGTCAATATCTTTATAACGATTTACCATTTTGCCGGACTTAGCGTCGTAGATAAGGGCTTCTTTAAGCTCTTTTTTAGTAGCGAAGAAGCGACGGCCGATATAGCGCGCGTCGTCGGTAGTGTGGCTCTGTGGGTCAATAACCATATCGCGTACAGGGATAATCTCCTTGTGTACGAAGCCGCCGTCTGCGTCCGGCTGCCATTCGTAGTACGCGCAGTAGTTGCCTGTAATAACGCCCTGGCGGCCGTTTATCTTGTTTTTGAGCGCCCAGCCGTCTTTACGAGCGAAGTCTTGGTAGATCTCGTTTAATACAGCCGTATCTGCCTCTTGGTCCGGGTGATTCGGAACGTATTTTACTGTTGGGTTCGAGTTAAAAAGAGTAGCTACGATAGTATTTACCGTAGAGTTTACCATCGGTACGAAAGCTTCTATCGTGCCTGGGTGGTTGCGTTTAGTACGGATATTGCGGTAGAGTTTCCAGTTATTCTCCCACGTTTCGTGGTAGTTTTGCTGGGCATACTCCCAGGACTCAGTAAACATTTTTAAGTATTTACCGAGTAATTTATCCTCAGATTTTTTTGCGTCGTCTTTTTTAGCAGTTTTTGCCATCGAAGTAATCGACGCATCGCCATTGACTTTATTATACCACATATTATGTTAAAACCAGTCGTCGTCTTTTTTCTTGCGAAACTCTTTAGGTACGAAAGTCTTAAACTGTACGTTTACTTGCTGCGCTTCGGTTGACTCCTGCGCCGCTATGAGTGCATATATGAAGGCTGAGCTAGAGTGGCTCGACCAGTCATGCTCCGGCTTATCCTTGAGCAGCTTGTTTTTCTCGTCGTACTCGTAGTGATAGGCGCGCAAGCATTTAAGGCCGCGCTCGCATTTATCTCTATCTATCCATATTTTGCTAAACTTCGGCCTTGCGATCATGTTTATATCGTCCTGGCCTAGCTGAAAGTTCGTCGGCCTGAGTACTTCGATATTATGTATGCCGTTATTCTCGAAGAACTCTACGCGCGTCATGCCAGTTTGTAGCTCTCTCTGCTTCGCATCGTGCGGTAAGAAGTGCGTAGTGTAGTTGTACGGCTTGTTTTTAATGATAGAGATATAGTGGCCTAGCTCCTCGCCGGACGACTCGTAGTGGTCGATAAAATGAATCTCTTGGCCCACCATCTGGAACCACCAGATAGCCGTAGAATCGCCTATACCTAAGTCGATAGCTGTATAAGTGCCTGCGCTTGCGTCGTACGGTACAGAGCCGATACGGCCTTCTATCTCGGCTTGCGCTATCTGCTTGCCGAATACCGTACCAGTTTTGCTTGTTAGCGGCTGGCCTAGCCATACATGAGCGAACATATCCGGGTTGTCTACGCGCATTTTTTCGCGCTCTGCGATAATCTCCGGGCTAAGTAGTTGCTCTACCTCGTCTGAGTTGATATGGCGTACATAAGTGCGCTCGTCGGCCTTGTCTACGATAATCTCTTGTACTGGGTCATGCTCTGTTAGAGGGTTATACGTCCAGATAAGCTGGCTGCCTTCTTTACGAATCGTCGGTATAAGAGTGTTGATAGAATCTGCCGAAACGCTCTGCGCCTCCTCGATCCAGCACCAGTCGATACCTTCGATAGATTTAATACTTTGGATATTATTATGCAAGCCCTTAAAGAATATCTCCGAGCCTGTACGGCTATTTACTAGGCGGTCGTTAAACTTCTGCCAGTCGTTAAGCCCTAGTTTATCTATCCAGTCGCACAGAAGCTTATATACGGACTCTTGTATCGAGTTCTGAATCTCACGAGTACAGAGGCCGCGTAGCTTCTTTGCTGAGCCGGCGATAAGCCTTGAGATGCCTACCTCTGTTGATTTTGCGCTGGCACGTCCGCCCTTAAAAACGATATGCCGCCATTGTCTGCTCGGCTGGAATAACTCTATATATTGTTCTGGAACTTCTAGGTCGATAGTTTTGCCCATATCTGCCTCCTATTGCTCGTATTTATCGTTTAATATGTTCTGTCTGGCTTGCGAGCGCCTTTTTTCTAGCTCTAGCTGGCAGTCTAGGTTGTCTACTCTGAGGTCGAGCAGGTCTGCGTAGTAGCGATATAGGCTAGAGCGCCATTTGCCGTTTTGTAGCTCTAGGTTGTTCGAGCAGCTATTCGTGTTGTTCCTGTTCCACTTGACGATGCCCTTGCTTATCGCTGCGACGGTCTGTACGTTGTCTAGCTGCGCTATATGCTGTACTACGTCCTCCATGAGCGTATTTTCCGGGAAGGGTACTATAAGCTCCCTCTTGATAGCCTTAGTCCAGCAGGCCACGTTCATATCTGAAACTATACTGGCGATAGTGTTTTGGCTGCCGAGGTCCACTAAGTATTCGTTGCCGTCTTTACAAAAGTAGTAGCTTAGGCGTACCAAGTCCGGCTTGCCGTTCTCTCTGATAGCCTTATCTATCTCTGTTAAGCACATATCGTCGGCGAAGGTGTCGTCCGAGTCGAGGTATAGCACATAGTCGCCATGGCAGAAGTTAAGCCCTAGGTTGCGCGTTCCGCCGTTCCAGCGTTTGCGCTCAGATTTTATGCAGTAGGCGTGCGGCAGCTTGTTAAGCCACTCGTCGCATATCTGTACGCTATTGTCGGTCGACATATCGTCTACGAAGATAACCTCGTAGTCTTTATATTTTTGGCTTGCGATGCTCGCTAAGCACTTGTCTAGCCATGGGCCGTTGTTATAGTTCGGTACAATTATGCTGAATCTCATAGTTTGCCCTCCATAACCTTTTGCCATATCGCCGGCACTTTTTCTGTCTTGCCGGTTGGCTTCGGTACGTTGTTAAAGATTTTGTCTACGTCGACGTTGGATAGGTCGGGCTTGAGAAGGTAGCCGTTCTCGCCGTCCTTTACGACCTTTGCTATCTCTGGTATATCGTTGCCTAGAATCGCCACTCCGTTAGCGATGGCTTCTCTAAGCGTGTAGCACCAGCTCTCTAGGTCGGATAACTGAATAAGGTAGTCTGCGCAGCGATATAGTACGTCGTTATAGATGCTCGACGGCATATACAAAATACGAGGGTTCGCCTCTATAACCGGCCATAGCTCGCCGTATGGATCTACCCTCGAACAGATAATCAAAACGTAGTCCTTTTTCGCCCGGTCGAACATATTTACCAGTTTTAGCGTGCGCTCTAGGCCTTTTTCTTTCGTCGCTCGGCTCATATATAAAAACACTCGGCGCTCGTCTGGGCCGGTATATATGTTTGGTACTATCTCGCTATCGACTCCGAAGCGGTCTTTTAGGGCCTTCTGCACGGTATCCGATACGGCTAACACCTTCGAGATACGCTTGTCTGGTTGCCATTTGTAGGCACTCCACTCTGGGTAGGTATCCATAAGGCCGCCTATATCGCTATGTACGAACTGATATATCTTTTTAGCGCGGATATTGTCGAACGGTACGTCTACCATAATCGGCGTGTAGATAAGGGCTACGTCCGCCTCGTATACTTTGTCTAGCTCGTCGTCTAGTATCACGTTGTGAAGCGTTTTAAGGCGCTCTAAGGCCACTTTGCCGCCGTCTGCGGTAGAGTTTACTAGGAAGGTTATATCGGCGCTAGGGAAGGCTTTTGCGAGCTGCCACATGGCCGTTTCTATGCCGCCTATGTTGTTCATGTGCGACATTTGTACTAGTACTTTAGTTTTCGCCATGTTTTAGTTCCTCTAGTTGCGCCTGGCGGTTGAGTTCTTGCTCGCAGCCGATACAGCGTACCTCCCAGTTAGTCTGGTCGTAAAGCGCCGTCCAGTCGTCTATCTCTGATACAGGCTTGATATGCGCTACCATCATGTACTCCGGCTTATAGATACGTCCGCATATCGAACAGGGTTTCCCCTTCTTGAAGGCCTTTTTTCTCGCCTTGAAGGCTAGGTTTTCCTTCTTCGTTAGTGTTTCGTAAAATAGGCTCATTTTATGCTCCTATAACTGGCCGAGCCGGCGCATTTGGCGATGCGTGTTTAGTTGTTGTTGTCCGGCTCTGGCCTCGGTCATTTTACTTTATCCCAAGAAGCTCTTGCTGGCGCGGCTGCGTCGCTGCTGCTTCTATTCTTTTCTTAGCTATCTCGT